TATAACCGTGAGTGGGGTGTAATGACCCCACTCTTTTACAAGGGGAATTAAAATGGCATATGATCCGACGATTACGACACAGTTCGATGGAACTAGAAAATTAATTTATATCTTTAACATAGATGCTGCCGGAGATGGCAGTGCAGGCACGACAACAATTGACGTTTCTGCCCTTGGATATTCTTTGGGTGGAACTGCAGGAACGGCGTGCAAGCTCATAGCGTTAAATAAAGTTTGGTTTAATATTAATCCAAGCGCAGTGGCTGATGCAGCTAAATTCACATGGGATGCGACTACAGATGTGACATTCTTGTCTTTGAATGGATATGATGATTATGATTTCAGTTCTTTAGGCGGTTTACAAAATACACAGGCCAGTGGATACACTGGAGATGTGAAAATAGTAATACCAGCTCATACGGCAGGTGATACATATAGTATTGTTACTGAATGGCTTAAGTATTACAATTAGGAGTTTAAATGGCTTATTCAGGCACTAGAGCATTTAATCTTAGTTCAGAGGAGATTATAGAGGAGGCGTTTGAAAGATGCGGCCTTGAGGTACGCATGGGATATGATCTTAGAACAGCTCGTATCTCTATGAATTTAATGCTTTCAGAATGGGCTAATCGTGGCCTTAATCTTTGGACCATAGACTATTTTCAACAAACTTTAACGGCAGGAACCAATAATTATGCGGTTGATCAACGTGTCGTGGATATATTAGATGCTACAATTACTACAACTGCATACGATGCTACAGATAGTACGCCTGTATCTAGGGAATTAGCTAGCAATAGTGCCACTACTGATGTTAATGTCACTAAGATTTCTAGAACAGAGTATATGAATTTAAGTAGAAAGACTCAAAAAGCTACTGGAGGAGATGCTAGACCAACTCAATTTTGCTTAATTCCAGGTGTAACAACTTACTCTGATATTTCAGATATTTCTACAGCAACTAGTGGTAGACCTGAGAATGATATGAGATTATATTTATATCCTAATCCAGATAAAGCTTATGTTTTTAAATATTTCTTTGTCAATAGGATTGAGGATGTAGGTTCAACTAATACAGGGTATCAAAACAACATTGATGTTCCTTTTGCTTTTCTTCCTTGCTTGACGGCAGGATTAGCGTATTATATAAGTATGAAAAGGGCCCCACTGATGAGCCCTATGTTAAAAAGTGTTTATGATGAAGAATTTCAACGTGCGGCCGATACTAATAGAGAACGAGTCTCGTTTAGGGTTAAACCAGCGCAAGCATATATACCATAGAGGATAATATGCCAAAATGTGAATGCGGTCCTAATTGCAATTGTGGAGGCAATTGTGAATGTAAGGACTGCGAATGTAAAAAGGAGGACTAATGAGCAATCCATTATGGAATAAATCAACAGCCAATAGCCGTGAAGCTTCTGGAAAGAAAGCTGGCGTTTGGAGTGATAGAGGCACTGCAGAAGCACCAAAAGCTGTAAGAGCAGGTGCTATTACTACTAAAGGCATTGCACCTACTAGTGAAGGAAAAGCTTCTGGTGGTGAATCTTTTAAAATTTCCAAAGGAAAAGTTACTGGGTCTACACAAGGTGTAGGACTTGCCAGAAAACAAACTTATACCTGGACTTAATATATGGCTTACGCCAAAGGAAAATATGCATTATTCATTTCTGATCGTAGCGGACTACAATTTCCCTATACAGAAATGGTTACTGAATGGACAGGAGCTAAAGTGCACACAAGTGAATATGAACCAAAGGCGCCTCAACTAATGCCTCATGAACATTCACCCGATCCTCAAGCATTACAATGGGCAAGACCGGCAAGAGTAGCACCACCTACCTTAATTTCACTACCAGTTGATCCTTTTGAAACTTATTCTTCTGGGTCACAAGTTATAAACGTTCATTCACCATCTCATGGAAGATCAACAGGAGATACTGTTAGATTTAGAGGAATGCCTTTTGTGTCCTCTGAAACAGATAAGTTTGCTGATTGCGCGGAAGTGGATGGTATTACGGGAGCAATCCTTTGTGCCGCAGCTGGTTATACAATTACAACTGGGAAATATGTATCGGGATCAAGTGACGGATCTGAAGATTGGTATTATTTTTCCACAGGTTCATCAACAGCTACCACAGGGGGTATAAAAGGAGGAGGTTATCCCGTATCAGCTGGACCCGCAACCTTAAGCGCCTAATGACAACATACACACAATTAACACAACAGATACTAGATTATACAGAAGTAAGCACTGATGTTTTAACATCTACCATTACTGATGGTTTTATTGAGCATACTGAAAATGATCTTTTAAGACAGCTAGACATTCCAGCTTTTCACGCTTATCAATATACAACTTTTACTTCTTCTAATCCTTTTTTAATTGTTCCAGGGGGAACAGCTCCTACACCATCTACCTTTTCTGTAATTAGAAGTGTTAATATTGTAGCAGATGCGTCTTCAGCCACAACTACAGGGGATAGGACATTTTTAGAGGAAAAGGACAGATCATTCATGAATGAGTACTGGCCAAACAGAAACTTGACAGGAACCCCTAAATATTATACACAATGGGATTATAACAGTATATATGTTGTTCCAACACCAAGTTCAGGGTTGACTTTTGAACTGGCATTGAGTAAATTGGATCAGGCTTTATCAAGTTCTGTTACAACTTCTTGGTTAAGCACTAACGCTCCAAAAGCGCTACTATACGGCTGTCTCGTGGAAGCCTTCACATTTTTAAAAGGACCCATGGATATGCTGCAAACTTACGCACAATCATATGCTACTGCTGTTCAAGGTGTAGCTATGCAACAGATGGGAAGAGCGAAACGTGATGAATATATGCACGGTGCATTAAGAATCACACGACCATCGCTTCAACCTCAACTAGGATCACTAAAGCCAATGGGTGGCACGACACAACAAGGAGGACAATAATATGGCAATTACTCAAGCTGTAGCAAACAGTTTTAAAACAGAGGTATTAACCGCGGTTCATAATTTTACTGCGAGCACGGGGGATACTTTTAAAATTGCGTTGTTTACTAACTCCGCTACATTATCTAAAGCGACGACTGCTTATTCAACTTCAAACGAAGTCTCAGGAACAGGATATACTGCAGGAGGAAATTCTTTAACAAGTGTTACTCCCGTATTAAGTACTGATACAGCTGTTTGTGATTTTGCTGATTCGTCTTGGACGACTGCAACTATCACTGCAAGAGGGGCATTAATTTACAACTCTAGTGAATCAGATAAAGCAGTTGTAGTACTAGATTTTGGCGGGGATAAAACATCGACAGCTGGAACGTTTACCATACAGTTTCCAGCAGCAGACGCATCGAACGCTATTCTAAGATTAGCATAAGGGGAATTTAATGGCATTAGTAATTAATGACCGTGTAAAGGAAACCTCGAGCACAACCGGAACGGGGGCACTTACCTTTGCTGGAGCAACATCTGGCTTTGAAACTTTCGCGGCTGGTATTGGAAATTCCAATACTACATATTATGCAATTGTTAATACTGACACTCCTACGGAGTGGGAAGTAGGATTAGGAACCTTAGCTGCTGATAGTTCTACCATTACACGTACAACTGTTATTTCAAGTTCAAATAGTGATAGTGCTGTAAGCTTTGGAGCTGGAACAAAAGAAGTATTCTGCACACTACCGGCAAGCAAAGCAATTATTAAAAATGCTGATGGAAATATAGATTCACCTAGCGCAACCCAATTAGATATTGTTGCTCAAGGAGATTTAAGATTACAAGATAGTAGTGGTGGAGAACATATTGCCCATCAAGCTTCAGGTACTACGGTTACCTATACAGTTACTTGGCCTGCGGGAGTTGCAACTGCAAACGGTCAAGCATTAAAATCAACAACTGCCGGAGTCCTGTCATGGGGCACTGCTGGTACTGCATGGCAAGCTATTAAAACAGCTGGTTATACAGCTGCTGCAGGAGAAGGAGTTTTCTGCGATACGGCAACTACAGCTGCATTTACGGTGACACTTCCCGCATCTCCAACTA